AAAAACTGGACAGGTAATCCCAATCGTTTATGACGGAACTAGATTTCAAATAATCGGGGGCGGTGGCACAAGTGTTGTTACAACTCGTGGCGATGTCATAAGAGGTAGTTCTGGCGGTGTCGAAGAAAGACTTGCTCTCGGAGCATCTGGACAGGCGCTAGTTTCGGACGGCACGGATTTAGTCTATGGCAGCGCGGGTGGGCCTTCAAAAGGGGCCAATGCTCTCATTAGAACAAATGCAACCAATATAGACGAATCAATAACGCTATCCGATCACAGCACTACATTTACTGCCGATGCTTCTGCTAATACGATTAACAATAAGGGAAGTGCAAATGGCTTTGCAAATGGCGATACAGTTCAACTAACAGGAAGTGACTTACCTAATGGGTGGGTAGCGGGTACACAATATTATGTTATAACTGTTGCTTCAGGTTCTATGCAACTAGCACTAACCTTTGGTGGTTCTGCTGTTACAATATCAGATGCGGGAAGTGGTACAAATACTGTCTATCAAAATATAAACGGCATGACGGCTGGTCCAATTACAATAGATAGTGGAACGACAGAAATTCCATCAGGTTCAACATGGAGTATCATTTAGATGAGTCAAATTAACGTAGATACAATAGCAACGGCAGCAGGAACTGAACAAGCTAGATTAGTTCAGGTTGTTAATGTTCTTAATAGCACAAGAGCAACAGGCACTACTGCTATACCAGAGGACACAAGTATTCCTCAAAAAACTGAGGGAGTAGAAGTTATGACTTTAGCTATTACTCCTACTCATGCAAGCAATAAATTAGTAATTGAAGCAGTAGTAAATATGGATAACACTAACTCAGAGATGTATTGCGTAGCTTTATTTCAAGACACCACTGCCGATGCTTTAGCTTGCTCGTGTACTTCTTCGGGGGCTTTTAATAGAAATATTACGTTGAGACACTATATGACTACAGGCACTACTTCGTCAACTACATTTAAAATACGGATAGGCGGTAACACAGGTGCAACAGTAATATTTAATGGAGACCATTCAGGTGCAGTGTATGGTGGAACTTTACAAAGTTCAATTACAATATCGGAGATTAGAGTATGAGTGTAACTACAAATAATCCAATAGCTTTGTCTTGGAAATACCCTAATGTTGGTGGCATATCAACAGTTGATGGAGTTATAACAGAATGGCCTGATTCATTACCTGAACTAACCCAAGACTTAGTTGATTCTATTGAGGCAGAGTACGAAGAAAAGGAAGCATATAAGAATAAGAGACTTGCAGAATATCCAAGTATTCAGGAAGCGGTTCACGCAATTCTTGATGACGATTTAGAGGCACTTCAAGCTAAAAGAACTGCTGTTAAGGAGAAATATCCAAAATGAGTAAAATTACAAACACAGGAGTCTTTATTGTAGAGGCAAGTGATGCTGCTGCTGATGTTGCAGGTTCTGGACAAATATGGGTAGATAATCAAACACCAAACCAATTAAAGTTTACAGATGATGCTGGTACTGATTTTGGATTATCACCATCGTTTATATCATCTGAGCAAACAGTAGCCGCAGATACAGCACTTAATGTCGCTCATTCACTTGGAGCAAAACCAAAACATTTTACAGTATCAGCAATATGTAAAACTGCAGATGCAAATTATGCTATTGGAGATGAAATAGGAATATGGGCTGCAACACATAATGGCGGTGACCAAGGGTTTAATGCTTATTGTGATGCCACTAATGTTGGAATCATCACAGGACAAGAAATTAAAATAATTAACAAAACAGGATTTGATGCAAGTGATATGGATGTTAGTGATTGGAGATGGATAGTGAGGGCATGGTTATGACAAAATACTGGGTAAACGATAACGGAACATTAAACCAAGCGACAGATGATTCGCAAGATTTATCAGATAGTTTGACAGAAGTTAATGTTGCACCACAATCAGGGAAACAGGTATGGAATGGGAGTGCTTGGACTGATCCTAATAAAGTATTAGTAGATAAAAAAAGACGGAGCGAATATCCCGATCTGCAAGATCAGCTAGATACAATTTACTGGGATAAGAAAAATGGCACACAAAATTGGGTTGCGATCATTGACAAGGTTAAATCGGATAACCCTAAGGGTTGAGGAATAAAATATGAGTAAATTAGTAGTAGCAGAAATTGAAGATGCCGCAGGTGGTAATCCTTATAGTATTACTGTAAGTGCAGAACAAGCTACCACAAGTGGTACAGCTATTGATTTTACAGGAATCCCCGCTGGCACTACCCGCATCATCGTTATGCTTGAGGGTGTTAGCTTATCTGGAACAGATAGTATGCTAATCCAGTTGGGTGATTCTTCTGGCTTCGAGACATCAGGGTACGTTTCGGCTGGTGCAAATCAGGCTGGCTCTGTTGTTACAAGTACAGCGGGATTTGTAGTACGAGCTGGTGCAGCAACTGAAGCGATTAGTGGTCATGTGCTGTTGACTTTGTTGAACTCATCTAATTTCTCTTGGATAGGTTCAAACATGGCAACAAAGGGTGATGGTTGTATATATAGCGGGGGAAAAAAGGATTTATCTGCTGAACTAACGCAAGTTCGCATAACCAGAACAGGATCAGACACCTTTGATGCGGGAGCAGCCGCTATTCAATTTCAATAGGAAAATAATATGACAGATGTAATTGAAGTAAACGTACAAACTGGGGAAAAGACAACACGTTCTTACACCCAACAAGAAAAAGATGATATTGTTGCAAGGCAACCAACGACAGATGAAAAATGGGTTAGCGTAAGAAGTAAACGTGATATGTTATTAAGAGAATGTGATTGGTGGGCAACCTCAGACAGAACTTTAACGGACGAGCAAAAAACCTATAGGCAAAATTTAAGAGACATACCTTCTCAGAGTGACGTAGATAACATAACGTGGCCGAGTAAACCTAGTGCATGACGTACCTGTATATATTTATGCCCTCATACTCTTTTTTCCATTAATAATAAGCGGAATTTTTGGTGTTTTTCTAATCACCATAGTCAAGAAACTATGGCGCTCTGATAACCCTTACAAACATTGGACATATAGGCAGAGCCTTATATGGTCATGTGTCATTGGTGTTTTAGCGGGTTCAGCTTTTCAACTTTTACTCCAGAGCTTTACTGAAAAGTGGATTTATATTGACGAGTCTAATAGATATAATTTAGTTATATTTGGTGCGATCTGCGCTCCAATGGCGATCTTGTATTTCACGTCAGGAGTTTTGTGGTGGGCGAAACGAACTAAACACGACCTCATATATGAATATTTTAGAGTCAGGCATCCTAAGAAAAAAGAAATCTCAGAAGAAGAATATTGGGCTGAAGATTCTGATTTCACGATAAGACACAATAAAGAAGAAGAATAAATGTTTTACAAACCTGGAGTTGATAAGAGCTTGGAAGTTTTAGTGATAGGATGTAGCTCTTGGGGTTGTATTGCTTCAGTTTTAGACCACTTCTCCGCACTAATCTCCATTGGGATTGGTTTTATTGCATTGATAATATCGACTATCTATAAACACCTTAATTATCGTAATGAGAAAAAGAGGTTGAAAATTTTAGATGAAAGCTAAGTTATTTGTCAGAGGAAATGATAAGCATGGTGCTGGTTATTATGGCGCACCACGAGGCGGTGATAACAGACTTCACAAAGGAATTGATTATGCTGCACCAGTCGGGCTTCATATATTACCCATAAAATCAGGCTTAGTAACTAAAATTGGCTATCCTTATGGCGATGATCAAAGTTTCAGATATGTCCAGATTTCATCTGATGGTTTCGATTATCGTTATTTCTACCTAGAACCTTTAGTTAAGGTCGATGAATATGCCGAGACAGATACACCTATCGGAACTGTCCAGGATTTAACAAAACGATATGAAGGCATCACACCGCATTGCCATTTGGAAATAAAAAAATATGGAAATTTTATTAACCCAGAAGAAATAGAATGAAATGGATAATAATACTTGTTATTTACTTTTACAATTCATCTGGAAGGATTGATATAAAGCCGACTGATTTAGAATTTGAAACAGCAATGGAGTGCCACGAACACAGATTAAGCGAAGGATTCAGGTCAAGATTAAGAGTTGAATACAAAGGTAAAAATGTTTCTTATGTTAGACCGATGTGTAGACCAAAAGAAAAAAACGAATTATATGCTATGGGTAGCGTTGGTATATGTAGCCAAGCTCCCTGTCTTTGGAAATAGGAGATTAAAATGTTACAAGCTCTCATAGGACCAGTCGCCAGTCTGCTAGACAAATTTATACCAGATGCTGATACCAAACAAAAACTAGCCCATGAAATTTCTACTATGGCGGAGAATCATGCTCAACAGATTGCTCTGGCTCAGATAAAAGTAAACGAAGCAGAGGCAGCATCTAGTTCACTATTTAAAGGTGGCTGGCGACCAGCTTGCGGTTGGATATGCGTAATATCTTTAGGGTATACATATATCTTACAACCTTTTTTAGTTTTTATATTATTAGCTGCTGGGGTAGACCTTCCAGATATTCCGACTTTAGACACCAACGCATTGCTACCGATTTTACTCGGTATGCTCGGTTTAGCTGGCGCTCGCTCATTTGATCGATATACAGGTGGAATACCAAAAGGCAAATAATTCGGGCAGAAGAAGAATGGTTATCTCAGACCTGATTAAATTTATATTACTGCTACCAATATTAATTATTATTTTTATTATTGGATATATATTAGCGTGGTGTACAAAATGAAAGAATTTACTGATTTAGTATCAGAAGGAGTCAATAGAATGTTAGATAAATTAAAAATGTGGCTAGAGGATTTCAATGACGTAATTGAAAGCCTACCGCCTATATTGAAATATGTTGCGTTTTTTATTGCGGGCTATTTAACCTGTTTTATATTCTAAAAATAATAATGAGGCAGCCCTATGGCCTTTACCAAAGAACCAGATTATGCAGGGTTACTCCCTTACTGTATAACTGAAAAAGAAACGGCCTACATAAAGACTCTCTCTGAAGGGAAGTCTCAAGCCAAAGCCTCAATAGAACATCATGTGGCGAGAGCAACAATATCCGATACTGTTTATCGTGTTCGCCTGAGAAAACAAAAACAGCAGTCTGGCCAATCCACTTTATATAATGAAGCTGGTTCTCCATCCGCGACATGGGTTAAAGGTCAGGCGCAAAAAGGACAAAGAAGTCTCCAGGACATTATTGATGATTGTGTTTCAGCGTTTAATGAAAAAATTAAAGTCAGGTCTGTCAGCACTAAAGCACCTAAAGTAAAAACCAAAGACCTTTTAGCGTGTATCTGTATTGGCGATGCACATTTAGGTATGCTTTCATGGGAAGAAAAAGCTAAAGAAGATTTTAATTTAAAGATTGGGTGCAAAGACTTAACCGATGCAGCCGACAGAATTATC